AGTATGGCAGGGAATTCGACGACCTCGTACTCATCCGCCCGCTCATTCTGCGTCATGTCGCGTGTGACACGCCCAGTGAGGTCATCCATGTGCCATCTTGTCTGTATTATTGCAACACGGCCTCCCGGCATCAGACGAGTACGTGCTCCGAAGGTAAACCACTCGTAGGCTTTCTCAAATACAGAGAAATTACCGTTAATTACGTCCTGTTCTGAATGCGGGTCGTCCACCAACAGCAGATCTGCGCCACGACCAGCCAGTGCAGAGCCAATACCGCAGGCGTAATACTCTCCACCCGTGTTTGTATTCCATCTACCGGCTGATTTTGAGTCACTTGCAAGCTGTACGGTGGAGAAAATGGCCTGATATGCGTCTGTAGAGATCAAATTTCGCACTTTTCGGCCAAAATCCACCGCTAAATCGGTGGTATGGGACACCATCATCACTTTTTTGCCCGGATTCCGCCCCAAAAACCACGCTGGGAAGAAAATAGACACGAGTTGGGACTTGCCGTGGCGTGGTGGGATGTTTACACAGATGCGATCCTTGTCTCCACGTTCAATAGACATGAGCAAATCAGCCAAAATGCGGTGATGTTTACCCACAATGTAGTCTGGCTGCATTCGTTTACAAAATTCTATGAGGTCATCGAAGGCTTCTTGGTTTGCTTTGCGTGCAGCTAGCTCATCGACGATGCGATTTATCTCCACAACCTCTTTATCTGAGAAAGAATCTAAGTTATCCAGCATGTGCTGGACTTCTTCCTCAGTAAAATCGGGAACGGCCTCAAGCATCTGTATACTCTGCGTCCTCTATCACACCCTCATCCGGGTTCACCAACTTCTCTAGCTTACTACGTAACTTGTTACGCAGATCATCCGTAGATTGGTGTGTGACAGTGACTTCTGACTTCTCTGCAAACAACCCTACGTCTGAGATCTTACCTAGAAGCTCCAACGCACGGATGCGTATACGTGGGTCAGCATTCTCTGACTCCAGCAGGAGCTTGTTTGTGACTAGGTGTCGGATCTCGACGGCACTTTCTGCAACAGCGTGACCGAACTCTTGGAGTATGTTGTTTGTAAGTACGAGTGAGGCAGGTGTAAGCGCCGCCGTCTTCCGCGTGCTAGCGACTTTAGAAGTTTTCTCAGGGTCGTCCGCATAAGCGACAGCAAGTTTTGCTGCCACGTCTTCATCTTCCTTGGAGGGTTCAATATCTAGTCCGTGCTCTGCAAGTTTCTGCGCCGTATTGCACGCCGCTGCCGCTCTCTCTTTGAGATCGACAAGAGATATGTCATCAGAATAAGGAACGCCGATTTCGGGTTCTATCAGTAACGTCATAAATTGTATGCAGACTCAGAGGTCGTTGGCGGCAATATACACAAAAAATTTTTATAGGTACAGGGACTTAAATTTTTAGGGTGGGGGGTCTCCTGTGTACAGAAAACCATTAGATGCTACCAGAAAACGTCAAGTGATATGCAAACTGAGGAAAATTGTGATTATTTGAGTAAATTAGTAATACATACGCAGTGCGGAGTCACAAACAGTGCGCGGGGTGGTAGGGGGGCGGTGCCCTTTTTTGTGTAGGAATCCTACACTGATCTGCTGACCTAGGAACACGCGCTGCCATCTTTGGTCGCACCGTAGAATTCTTCGAGGCGGAAGGTTCGCGCCGCGATGCCCTCGCGCATCTGCTGGGTCGGAAATGGTCGGTGGCTTCGCAACGCTACGTGCAACACGCAACCCACACGCCGCTGATTCGGGTCGAGGATTTGTCCGCTAAGACAGCGAACCCACAGAAATACGAGGCGCTCCGCGCTGCCTACATTCACGCGAATAGCGACCGATTCGGTGCCGCCTTCGCGGGGTTCACGCTGAAACACATTGCCGCCATGACGCGAGACGATGTGGCCGAGCACAAACTGCAATTGGCGGATGGCAACAAAAAACCACAAACCAAAACGCAGGAGGCGAAAGTTAAGAAATTCACTGACGCCCAAGCCAGCGCACGTAACAAGATCAGCTCTGGCATGGCCGATCTGCGCGATACCGCAAACGTGATACTTGCAAAGCCATCACGCAAATCGGAATCGGCGAAATCGAAAGCGCCTAAACTACCGCAGTCTAAAACTGCTGGCGGCACAGATAGCACAAACGGCAACGTGGCCGAGCGCGAAATCGAATCGGGTACAGCGCCCGAAGCCAAAGGATCGGCAGTACCGTTTGCGATACAACACCCCGTGCTAATCGAAGTGGTTAACAAACTCGCGCAATTCGACATAGGCCAGCAGGCGGTAGTCGCCGAGAGTGATACCTTGCAAGCGCTACTTGATGGATTGAATCGCGCTCTTAAGGCGAACCACAAAATCAAAAAATAACCAACCCACCAACCACATGGCCCCGCTTCGGCGGGGCTTTTTTTTGTTTCTACGAAACCAGTTCCTAGATTTGAGGTGCGCCTGAGCACAGAGCAGCGGTGCACAGCACACGTTATGTGTAGGATTCCTACACAAAACCCGAAACCAGTTCCTAGATTAGAGGTGCGGGTAATGTTCGATCCTAATGTTCGGTAATGTTCGGTAATGTTCGTGTAATGTACGTTTTTTTAAGGGCAAAAACGTACATTAGTTTGGTGGTATCTGATGGTATCTGAGAGTATCTGAGGTTTCCCCAGCATAGGATAAGACCTATATATATATAATGTTCGTTTTTTCTATAAATATATATATACCCCTAGAATTTTGAGAGTAAAAAAGGAAAGAGAAAGGCAATGTTCGCTTCTCTTTTGCGAAGTTAAACACCCATTCAATTCTGTAAAAAAGCGAACATTAGAACATTACTTACTTTTCAAGGACTTACAAACCTACGCTAACGAACATTAACGTACATTACCGTACATTACGCGCCCCACCACCAAACACCACCAACTACCACTACACGCTTGACATAACACGTTATATGTGAGACAATATATCTGTCGGTTGGGAGACCCACACCGACACCAACTTTGTGTAGGAATCCTACACACAACACTAAACAAAACGGAGACAGCAATGTCAGATTTTTCAGAGTCCGCGATTACATTAGGTCGCATCCAAGTAGAGTTCGATTGCTTATACGGCACCAAGGATATGGTCGAGCGGTTGACAGTGGCAGAGCGCACCAGTGAGCTACTGCGTATCTGCAATAGAGATGGTGTGAGCTACAAAGGCTTCGCATATCTTGAGCGTAAATTGTTGGGGGACAGCAATGCGTAAGATAGAAAAAGAAGTTATTGGTGCGTTCGTTGATGGTAAGACCAAGACGATGGGTAACACCGCATCCGCACTCAACCCTAAGACCCGCAACCTCGACCTGCTACTGCACGGCAACCGCATTGCCACTATGTCGAATCGGGATGGTGTTAAGAAGTTATGGGTAAGCAATGCTGGCTGGTCGTCACGCACCACACAGTCACGGCTCAACGCGCTGTTCAGTCTGTTAAACATGCCAGACCGTGTGTATATCAAGGGTGGCGTTCAGTACCTAGATTCCTCGCGCCATAACACCATCAACCTGTCGGCACTACGCAAGAGCGCGGTGCTTGTGTATGAGGGGTTTGATGCGTCGGTGGTAGATGATGGCCCCGCCAACTGGCCTTCTTTCCGCGACGAGTTCGCTGACCAACCCAAATCAGTACGCGATGCTGCGTACCAACTAGCTCTAAAAACCGTGTAGGAATCCTACACAAAACACTAAGCAAAACGGAGGTTCCAATGGAACAAGTAAACAACATTCAACAACTGGCAGTAGTGCCAACCATCGACTCGCAAGGTATCGCTTCCGGTGCGGTCAAGATCAAGCTAAGTATCGGTGAGTTCCGCACCACCAAGAAAGACAGGCACGCAGCGGCTCAAGTCGCACGCGCTAACGGTGCCAAGGTATCAGCACTCACTGCTAAGAAGGACATACTTGCCGACTGTATTGAGTATCACAACCTAAAGAACTGGATTGCAGCGGTGCCACGCAAGGACTTTGTAGCGGCTACGGCACCTTGGGAGGATGGCGGCTGGCGGCTCGTTACCACATTACGTCTTCTGAACAAGCTGCTACCCATGCTGGGTGACTACGAGAACGAGTACAACAGGCTGCTCAACATATTCATTGAGTCATACGACTTTGCGGTATCTGAGCATCTGTCTACGCTGGGCGGTATGTATGACCGCACACTGTACCCGTCCAAGGAAGTGGTACGTTCCAAGTATCGTTGGGAAGTAATCACTGCGCCGATTCCACAGGCTAGCCACTATGTGTTGGATCTTGAGAGCGAGGCACAGGATGCACTCAAGCAACAGTTCCAGCAGCACTTCGACCACACAATACAAGCGGCGGTCAATGATGTGTGGAACAGGTTACGTGACAACCTGACTGTACTGGTGCGGCAGCTTGCACCCAAGGATGAGGTTGATGCACAAGGCAACCAGAAGTACGGCAGGATGCACAGCAGTGTGTTCGATACGGCCAAGGATCTAATCAATCTTATGCGCGACTTCAACCTGACCAATGACACGCAGATGATTGCAGTGGCTGACCAACTAGAGAGTGCGCTCTATGGCATGAACACCGAGATCATCAAGAACAGCGAGAACCTACGGGTTCAAAAGCACACCGAGCTTCAAGGAATCTTAGCTGGCCTACCATCACTTGATGTGTAAGCTATCTAGGTACTTTGACATAACACGTAGTATCCTGTATAATGTCTACATGGTATGGGATACTACTATCTACAACCAACTGACCGAATGTGTAGGATTCCTACACCAAACACTAAACAAAACGGAGAACAAGCCATGAGCTTATCAACAAGAAGATACGCAGTAAGTCACGACGAAGCAGCACAGGCTGTGGTGGCTAACGGGATGGAACGTAACGGCCAACACCTATGGTTCCACATCGAAGGACTCAAGGGTATCGGCAAGACTACGCTGGGCAAAGAGATCGCTCGACTACTGCCCAAGCACACACTACGTTACGTGGACTGTGTTGCTATCACTGCCGGTGACTTGGGCATACCCAAGTTCAAGGAAGCAGATGACCAAGACTTTGTGCGCTACGTAGCCAACGAGATACTTGGCTTACATACAGGTGAGCCACTTATCATCATGCTCG